TGGGGCCAGCGACGCCAGCCGGACCGGTCGGGCCAGCAACATTGCTCGTGCCTGCCGGACCAGTGGGACCAGCCGGACCGGTGGGACCAGTGAGACCCTGGGGACCAGTGGGGCCTGTCGGCCCGGCAATGCCCTGTATGCCTTGCGGGCCAGCGGGACCGGTCGTACCGGCAGGACCTTGCAGTCCCGTGGCACCAGCCGGGCCTGTCGGGCCAGTAGGACCGGTCGCACCCTGTAGGCCGGTGGCACCAGCAGGGCCGGCGATGCCGGCTGGGCCTGTCGGGCCGGCGATGCCGGCTGGGCCTGTCGGGCCGGCTACGTTGCTGGTACCAGCGGGGCCTGTTGGGCCCGTGGCGCCCGTTGGGCCCGTGGCGCCGGTCGGGCCGGCGGGGCCAGGGGTCGTGCTCGCGCCCTGGGGGCCTGTTGGCCCAGTCGGTCCGCCGCGGTAGAAGCTACCAAGAGTTGACATGGTCGGCTCCCTTTACGCCAGGACCCGCAGACGCCACCCGAGAGTGTCGTTCGCGAACATGAGGCTGAAACTTGCGTTGACGGTGTCGACGGTCAGGTTCTCGGCCAGGCCCATGATGAGCTTGCCGTTACGGGCGACGGTGAGCGTCTGCCCGGCTGCGAGCGTGCCGGCGATATGGGTGATGTTGATCGGTGCGTCCAGGATCGTCGGAGCAGCTGGCAGCGTCACGACAACGTCGGCGCCTGAGCTGTTGACCAGGTAGTCGCCACCAAGCTCGGCGGTGAAGCTCGCCGTCTTGATCTCGTTGCGAATGACGTTCAACCCCTGGAGGTTAATCATCACGTCGAAGTTCGTGAGGTTGATGGTGCTCGTCGAAAGGTGCGCAATGGTGCAAATGTAGAGCGATCCGTAGACGCCGTTTCGAACGACGTCGCCGACTGCATAGTTGATCGCGTTGACGTGGTCGCCGCGCCAGGTAAAGCCTGATTGCACGGCCTCTGGCTGACCGACCGAGTTGAAGCGCAGGAACTTGCCGGCGCGCGATGCGACGACCGGCATGTCGAGCAACGTCTCGCCACTTGGCGCACGCAGCGCTCGATCGAGCAACAGGCCAACGGCGTCGAACCCTGATTCGATCGTGGTCAGCTCGCTCTTGACATGCTCGGCTCGAGCTGTTTGCCCGGCTTGGCCCTGGAAGTTCTCGTTGAAATACGGGTTGGTCATGGCTTAGTTGCTCGTTGATCCCCGGTTGGTCTTCCGGTTCGAGTAGTGATAGGTCACGTTGTAGAGCGCGTGCGCCGACTCTCGGTTCGAGTTGCCGTAGAAGAACAGGCCGATGTTGAAACCGTCGCCCTCGATCTTCAAGACAACCTGGTCGAACAACTGCCCTGACCAGCGGAACTCGTCCCAGTTCGAGACGTCCCAGAAGCCACCGCCGCCGATGAATTGTACCTCCTCGCCGGCTTGGCCACTTCTGTTCCCATAGTTGAAGTCCACGGTTGCGAACAGCGTGGTGATGCCGGTGACGTCGACATCGATCGTGGCCTTGCGATAGTGTTTAAACACTTCGGGGCTGTTGGTCTTGTGATAGACCAGGCGCGCGAAGTTCTCGATGTTCTGGCCATCGAAGCTTTTGCCGACGTCGCACTCGTACACGTAGCCGTCAGCAGCGCCCATGAAAATGCGCTCCTGGAATATCGGACCAGGCGCAGGCGTCTGCCCAGTGATGTAGCCCAGGTGCGCCTCGAGCTCGCTTGAGTCGAAGCAAGTGGGCGCCACGAGGTACTTGACGAGAGTCCATCCGCCGATCTTGTTGCCCGCGCGCATGCTGCAGACCAAGCCGGTGCCGTCACCGAAGAAGCACCGGTACAGGTTCTTCCTTCGCGAAACGACTGCGCCGACGATCTGCTGTGTGCTCATCAGCTTCTGCACCAGCGGGAGAATCTTGTCGCTGACCGAGTTGGTCTTGAAATTGCCGAAGGCCTGGGTGTGCTTGAGTGACGTGAAGCCGTGGTCGTCCAGGTACAGGCTGTGGCCGAAGCGCGCGATCGTGTCGGTGAGCGCGCCGGTCTCAGGGGAGAACAGACGCAGCTGGAAGTTCTCGACTACATCGCCGTAGTAGACGTAGGTGGTTTGCCTGGTGGCAATGAAGACCGTGCGGTTGGTCTCCTCGATCACGCCAGTGACGTCGCCGCCGACGCTGCGCTCATCGGCGCCGCTGACCGGGTTCCAGTTGAGCGGGCGTTGGAGGCTGCTGTTCTGGATGGAGCCGCCAGGGAAGCACAGCCCCAGGTGATCGTTTAGGATGAAGAGGTGCGTTGGCGTGTCGACCGCCATGCCGGTGTCGATCATGACCACCGTGGTGCCGTCGTATTCGAACGCCTTGCCCACTCCGTTGACGCCGTAGAGGTAGCGACGATCGCCTGCACCGAAGAAGTTGTGTACGCGAGTGCGATACTTGCCGCCGGGAGGGAACGTCTGGGCCGCGGACGACAGGAACCGCCCAACGACCGTTGTGCCTACGCGGAGGTTCTCGCTGGCGGTGAAGGTGCCGTTGATGACGTTGGTGATGATGAAGCCAGCAGCGTTGCCGGCGGTGTACGTGCCGTCATCCGACACGATGCGGCGGAGGATCGCTGTTGCGCCACTCGTCTGCCCGTTGATCGTCGCGCCCTCAGCAATCTCGGACGAGCCGGTGTCGAACATGATCTTGAAGCCGGTGTTAACTTGCTGCCAGGACACGAACGGGTCCGCGGTGGTTTCCCACATGGTCGCGGTCGCGCCGCCCACAGCATTGCGCCAGGCCACCACACGATCCTTGAAGATCGCGACGCCAAGCACCGCGCCTTCGCATGCAGTGCCGCCAACGGGCTCGATGTAGGCCCGCATGAACTCCGTCTTGTCGTGCTGGATGGTGAGGTTCGTGTCGTCGTTGATCGCGCCATTGCGCAGCATCTGCGAACTTACGCCGACAAGCGTGCCGGGCGTGACCGCACCGATCGCGCTCTGGTAGATGTCGCCGACCCCGATGAAGCCACTCACGGTGGTGTCGTCGATGTCGGGCGTCTTCATGACAGCGACGGTCCAGTTGCCTCCGGTCTCGTCGTTGACGAAGATGATGACCCCAGTGCCCAGCATCGTGGTGTCGTTGAATACGGTCTCGCCAGCGGCGAATTGGCGCAGGCGCTGGCCGATGATCCATGGGTCGCCGATGACGCCGGTGACCGTCAGCGTCCAGTAGTTGCTGCGGGTCGGGCTGGCCTGGCCGTCGAAGCGCTCATAGCCCTCGACGCGCCAGTAGCCGCCTTGCACACCCAGCTCGTAATTCATGCCGCCAAGCAGCTGGCCTGGCGTAATCATCACAGGAGGATCAACCAGGTTGAGCCCGCCGTCGAATACGAAGATGTCGTCAGGGCGAACACGGCTACCGCGCTGCCCCGCTCCATTGCGACGAAGCGCCTCGAACAAGTTCACGGTCAGGAGCCTCCGAGGAAGTCGGGCTGAGGCTTGCCATCGGACTGCGCGCGGCGGCTGTTGCGGAAGCCTGGCAGGTAGAAGCTTTCCATCTTCTCCAGGGTGTCAGCGTACTCAGCAGCGAACCCGGTGACGATCTCTGGTGCGTCTTCGCGAACGCCGTAGATGATCGCGGCCCTGGCGAGGATGATTCGCTCAAAGCGGACAGGGATCGCGGACAGGTCACCGTTGGCAGAGAGCCGCGCAGGGGTGCGGTAATACTCCAGGGTCCATGGCGTGTCGGCGCTCACCAGCTCCGACAAGACGATGACGTTGTCGGGGCGCACGGTCCAGACAGCTGGCGTGCTCGATGCAGTGCGGACGATGGTGTCGTAACGCTCACGGAAGCGCGGCCAGGCCAGGAACTGCGGTCGATAGGCGGCCGCGGTGCCGGACTTGAGGATCAGTCCGTTCTCGACCTCGGTCTCCAGGTCGGCGACCGTGATCGTGTCGGTGTTCGCTAGCAGGAGCTGGCCGGAAGCCCTGGCCCACAGGAACTTCCAGTCGAGCCACAGGTTCTGCACGTACAGGTCGGCTTCCGCGACCCATCTAACCATGTTGCCCAGCTCGCCCACCTGACTCACGGTGGACGACGGGCCGCTGCCACCGGCAACGCCAAGCTCTGCAACCAGGTCACGGCACAGGGTCAGGTATTCGCGGCTCATGGATCAGGCCTCTGCGTACTTGGCAATGGCCTCGGCGTTGAGGCGCACGCTCGCTTCGTCGTCGCCTTCCAGCGGCTCGATGTCGTGCTTGACGCCTTCCTTGTCAAGGGATGCGGCAAGAGCCCTGGCCATGGCCAGAATCTCGGCCGGCGAGTATTCGTCGATCAGCGCGCCAGCCACGACGTCTGGCTTGACGACAACGGGCTTGGCCCCCTTTTTGGGCTTGACTTCCTTCGACTGCTTGACGGCTTCGGACTGGGCGAGCTCGGAGGCCCTGACGCGGTCTTCTTCGTCCAGCTCTTCGAGCGATGCCTCGAGCACCTCGTCGATGCCGGCGGGGCTGGTGCGGGTCTCTGCTTCGTGCTCGTGCGGTGCGGACGGTGCATGCACCTCGCCAATGACAGTGCCAGGCTCTTCGATGGTGACCGCCACCGCGGCGAGATCGCCAGACTCAACTTCGAACAGTCGATCGTTCGCGAGGCGATAGAGCTTGCCCGCAGCGTCGATGTACTTGCCGTTGTCCATGCCGCCGGAGATCATGGCGTACCCAGGGATGTCTTTGATGCTGCTCATGGTTGCTCTTCCTGTTGATTGTGACGCGAGTGACGGCGTAGTTTACCACCGCCACAAAAGGTGAGGGGCACCCGCCGCGCAGGCAAGGTGCCCCTCGATCGAGCCGGAGAGCACGGCTCGAAGACGGTTACGCGATCTTCTGGCCGCCCAGCGAGCCCTTCTGCGGGCCACTCGGCTTGCCGTTGGATTCGTTGCGGCCCATACCCAGGGCCTCCGGGGATTCGGTGATCTTCACGCGCTCGGACAGACCCTCTGCCGGAGATGCGCCAGCGCTCGGCTGCTTGCGGGGAGACTTGTCGCCTTTGTCGGCCATGGTTGCGTTCCTCAAGATTTAAATGGTTGG